GAGGTGTTCCCGGGGATGCTGCTCTGCTTCCCGGTCTATGGGGTCCAGGGGTACGTCAGGGAGGTCACCCACACCTTCGACTTCAGTGGGGGCGGGTTCTCGACCACTGTCTCGGCGGCTCCGTGGTCGACCATCGGCAACTCAGGACCCAAGGGTCTCCCGAGGGGAGCGTCGCTGTGACGGTGATGACGGGCTACGGCAACGAGGGCATCAGCGAGATGGTCGTCACCGTCGTGTCGGTGACCGCGACCGGCCAGGTGATGGTGCGGGACTCGCTCGGGAACGAGATGGAAGTATCTTACGGGTACCGCCCGAAGGGCACCGGGATCCCCGTCGCGGGAGAGCGCTGGCTCATGGTCAAGCGCATGGGCATCTGGACTCTCGACGCGCTGATCGACCCCCAGGATCCTCCGGTCATCACCGGGGACCGTGACGGGATCGACCCCATCCTCAGCCAGATCATCGACCTCCTTGCCTCCCAGGGGCTGATCATCGACGAGACCACTCCGGCGCCAGAGATCACTCCGGTCGACGATGACGTGCTGCCCGAGGACGCCCTCCCGGAGTTCGTCGAGGAGACCGACGAGGGCCCTCTCGACTACACCCAGACCGACTTCCCCGAGGCTGACCCGAACACCCCGCAGCAGCAGAGCCACCACCCCCACAACACCGGAGACGAGAACCACCCACATCCGCCCGACCCCACGGGGAAGCACTCCAGGCTCAGCGTCATCACCTACAACCAGTACTGGAAACTGGGTCCGACGAAGGTGCAGAACGACGTCAACCGCCTGCTGAAGACCAGGGCCTCCCTGATCAACTTCCAGGAGGCGGGACCGACCGATCGGCAGTCGATCTACTCCTCCATCCCCGGGTGGGGGTACTTCCACCCCACCAACCCCGATCCTCATCCGGGGGACCGGTCGCCGGACTCGCTGATCTCGGTATGGGACACCTCGGTGCTGCGCAAGATCGATCACACCGTGACCCGGTTGTGCTTCGCCAACGACGGTGAGTCCGGCAAGTGGGCGGTGGCGATCCGCTTCGAGCACAAGCCGTCTGGCCTGATCTTCACCAACATCAACACCCACCTGTGCACCAAGGCCGCCAGGAAGGGTGTCTGGGACCCGAGTTACCACATCAAGTTCGTCAACTACAAGGCATCCCTCGACACCGTCGTCGAGATGGTCCGCAACCACAGCAAGCACGGCCCGGTGATGCTCAACGGCGACTTCAACTACCACTGGGAGATGGTGGTCAAGCACGGGTTCCCCGAGGGGCTCCCCAGGACGCGATTCCGCAACATCGGGATGCACTCCAACTGGGAGGTCCTCGGCATGGGTCCGGTGTCCACGAGGGTCGGCTCCGGGTGGATCGACTACCAGTGGCTGAAGTGTGCTACGCCAGGCCTGATCGTCCCTGAGTGGCAGCGGGTTCTCCAGGGATACCACTCCGACCACCGCCCGGTCTTGGTGACCTACAGGGTGCGCAACCGGACGGGTCCGGCGACCCACGGTCGATGACCTGCCTGCCCCGCCCAGGCGACCCATGGAAGAGATGAGAGGAGGACCCGGATGAAGACCATGCTGCTCGACGACGGAGACCTGGCCATCGGTACGTCCAACGACTACCAGATGGTCAGCGACGTGTCGAAGACCCGGCAGGACATCCGGTGTGCGCTGCTGGAGCACCTGGGCAACGACCGGTTCCACCCAGGGTGGGGGTCGACGCTGGAGGACTCCATCGGTGTCCCCCTCACCGACGCAGTACGGTCCGGCATCTACTCCGAGGTGAATCGGGTCATCGGCAACTATGCCGCCGTGCAGCGCGACAAGATCGAGAGCGCGATGATCTCCGGCGAGGACTCCCAGTACTCCACCGACGAGGTGCTCTCAGCAGTCACGGGGGTCAACGTCGACCAGAACCTCGACTCGCTCTCGATCCAGGTGGGGCTGCGGGCGCTCTCGGGCTCGACCACGTCCCTGTCCGAGGTGCTGTGATGGCGAACCCCAAGAGCGCAGCCGACATCGCCGCGGAGATGGTCGCTCTGATGAAGGCGGCCGATCCGGAACTCGACACCTCGATCGGTTCCGTGGCACGCAAGATCCTCGACGTCGTCGCCGAGCAGATCGCCCCGGCGTACGCCGTGTCCTACCTCCAGGACTGGATGTACTCGATCGACGCCAAGTCCGGCTCTGCACTCGACGACTACTGCGCCCAGTTCGGCATCAAGAGGATCCCCGCCAAGCGGGCCACGGGCCTCATCGAGTTCACCCGGGGGAAGGCGGCAACGGCCAACATCCCGATCCCGGTGGGCAGCATCGTGGTCACCGGCACCACGCCCAGGGTGGCCTTCTCCACCTACACCTCTGCGTGGCTCCCCAAGGGGCAGACCTCGGTCTTCGTGCCCATCCAGGCCATGCAGGCAGGGATGGCGGGGAACCTCCCCGTCGGCTCGCTGACCACTCGGGCGAGCGCCGTCTCTGGGGTCAACGTCGCGGTCAACCAGGCGGCGCCCACAACAGGTGGGCAGGATGCGGAGTCCGATTCGTCCCTGCGGGAGCGGTTCCGCCGCACCGTCTTCCGGTCCATGGCGGGGGTCGAGGACATGTTCCTGGCCCTCGCGCTGGAGGACCCCACTCCGGACGACGACTCTGACGCTCAGGCCACCCATGCTGTGGTGATCGGTCCGACCACCCGCTGGCGTGACCAGGTGCAGCCGACCGGAGGAGTGGCCGAGTCGACGATGCCCGCTGGTACGGCCAAGTACATCTGGGCCGGATCGTCGGTCGTCGGCACCGACATCGACGCCGGATCCATCCTCACCGAGGGGGTGCACTACACCTTCGAGGGAGACGCAGCCAGCGTCACCACCATCACCTCGATCGACGACAACCTCCAGGACGACACCCTCTACGACTTCGACTTCGAGTACACCTCGTCAGCCAGTCGCAACGACCCCGACGGACACATCACCAACCGGGTCGACATCTGGGTGTCCGGGGTCGCCCCCCAGCACGCCACCGAGGTCCTCTACTGGCAGCCCCAGGTCTTCGACGCTGACGACACGAGCGACTACTACCACCTGCTCTACGAGCGCAAGGTCACCGACGGACCACCGGCCGTTCCGGTCGTCGGCAACTCGTTCCTTCCGCTCGCGTGGGGTCCGATCGTGACCTTCCCGTCCACCCTCACGATCGATGGAGACACCTACGAGGAGGGGACGGACTACTGGGTGGTGCACCGGAACGACGCCTTCGGCTGGGCCCCCAAGAGTCTGTTCGGCCTGGAGTTCGACGACTCGGTCACCATCCCGGACAACTCCCAGATCCTGCTGACCGGAACCTCGTCGTACTACTACAACCGGATCCCGCACGACGTCCAGGCCCGCATCGAGAAGTGGAAGATGGCCACAACCGACGTGTGGGTGCACGCTGCTGTCCCCGTGCGGCTGGTCGTCCACCTCGCGATCATGTACTCACGGGGGTACGTCCGCGGTGCTGTCGAGGCGGCCATCGACAACGCTCTCTCGAACTGGTTCAACTCGATGGACTTCCGGCAGGTGGTCCAGGTCTCCGACATCATCTCCGTGGTGCACGGGGTCTCGGGGGTGGACAACGTCCGGCTCACCCACTCCGGTGAGCCCGCCATCCCCACCGACAGCGACTCTTGGGGAATCAACAAGGTCGCCGAGGACGGGACCTTCATCGCGGGCGTGCGGAACGGGACCCGGGCCACCGACCTCATCCTGGGAGACCACCAGGTCGCCGTGCTCCACGACATCCGCTACGTGGTCCGTGGCCAGAACACCTTTGGGCAGGCATGATGGTCGACGTCGCGCCGCTGCTCCTCCAGATGCAGACCCAGGTGGGTGCTCCGCGCTCGCCCTACATCACCGAGGTCAACGACCCGCTCCTCCCGCCACAGACCCGGGAGGGGATGCTGGCGCACTTCCCCGACTCGATCTACGACCTCTCACCGGAGAGCCACCTCTCGATCCTCCTGGGGGTTCTCCTGGGTGATGTCGGCGTGGGACAACTGCGCAAGAAGATCACCTACGCGCACCTCTCCCAGGTGCTGATGACCAGTCACTACTACGACATGGACCGGTTCTTCGCCGACGTGCTCGGCCTGAAGCGGTTCCTGTCCGAGGGGCTCGCCTTCGACCCGGCCACAGAGTCCGGCACGGCCGCTGAGTGGGAAGCAGTCATCGCGGCCGACGCCTCCTACCGCAACCGAGTCGCCCTCTTCGTCGAGGGGCTGACCTGGGGCCCGACCATCCCTGGCCTGACGATGATGGCCAGCGCCGTCTGTGGTGTCCCCGTGCGCATCTACGAGACCTACGTCGCCCTCGACGCTGAGGACACGGCAGACACCCCGGACACCACCTTCCTCACCTACGGTGACCTGGAGGCCTACACCTACGGTGATCTCGACGGGAAGCGGTACTCGGAGATGGAGGGCATCACGACCTTCCTCGGTCGAGACACCCGATCTGAGTTCGTCATCCGACCGCAGGGGCCACTCACCAACGAGCAGCGCTACCACCTGATCCGGGTGATGGACCGGCTGAAGCCCGCCAACTCGATGATGACCATCGACACCACGGGAACACCTGTCTACACCCGCGTCGACCCGTTGGAGGCGTACTCCCCATTCGTCCACTGGCTGTGCCGCAGCACCCCGGTGATCTCCGACGCTGAGGCCTACCAGGGCGACTACGGCGATGTCGAGGTCGGGGACGAGGTCGAGCGCAAGATCAGCGCCTTCTCCGAGCGCAGCGGCGACGAGTGGTTCTACAACGACTCCATCCTGAGTGTGACCAGCAGCGCCATCGAGGAGGACGGCACCGTCCGGGACCACAACTACGAGAGGGCCTACGACGCAGGGACGAACACCACCCGCTCCTACGTCGCGGCCGACGCCCTGGCGTCCCCGCACGAGATCCGCTCCGGCCGTCTCGTCCGGGACGGCATGGTGTCTGTGGGGAGCACCTCGTGACCGCCGACGTGAAGATCGACGGGCTCTCCGCTTCCGTCATCGCCAACAAGCAGACCACCGGAACCGGGCGCACAGTCCGGCGGATGTGGGCTTCCGCGGCTCGCCCCATCGACTCCCGCGTCCAGGAGGTCCTGGACATCAAGATGGCCAGCCCCCGTCTGGTCAACACCTTGCTCTTCGAGATCAGCCGGTACCCCCTCGACCTCTCGGTGGTCTACCTGGACCCCGACGACGGAACCTGGAAGTCGCTGCACTACCGGCGCCCCAAGGGAGAGAAGACCCCTACGCCCACTCCTCTGCTCACCCCGGTCGGCCTGACCATCGCCAACTCGGTCCCCTCCACGATCGTCACCGAGCGCAGCAAGAACAAGCGCGACCAGCACCCTCAGCACTTCGGGGAGAACCACTGGCGCAAGGAGGCGTGGTCGCTCGACCCGGTACGCACCGCCCAGGTCCGGTTCATCATCCAGCGCAACCCAGATGGTCGTCCGCCCCACGACAAGCGTGGCAAGGACCTGCCCTACTCCATCGCCATGCGAAAGATCAGCCTCGGCTTCCGCATCACGCATCCCGACGACGTCACCGGCTCGGTGATCCCCGGTGAGGTGTTCGAGTCCAGCAACGACCCGCTGGGAAGCAGCGTCAACTGGTCGCTGGTCACCCGCGACCCGCAAGCGGCCATCGACACCGACAAGGAGACCATCTGGGCCTCCAGCCTGATGCCGGTCTCGTACGCGGTGGTGCCGTACTACCTCGACATGAGGGACGCCGACGGAGAGGGGCAGGTGGTCGACTCCTTCTACCTCGACCCCATCACTCCGGGCGTCTCGTGCAACCTCTACTACTCCAACTCCGACCCCATCGGGGACTTCGTCGGATCGACTGCCCCGGTGCCGGTCGTGATGCGCAGGGAGATGCACAGCCCCGAAGCAGCAGAGGGACACATCCGCATCAGCCCGGTCGTGCAGTCCGGCATCGAGATCTCGTCGACCTTCACTCGCGTGTCGGTCAACGAGAACTGGTGGGTCGGCATCGATGCTGTCGCTTTCATCGACACCACCGACGACGGGGTGAGTCACCCGATCTTCTCCCTCGGCGGGCTCGCGCTCTACCAGGAAGGTCCGGTCCTCCGGCTGGCCTGCGAGCAGGTGGAGACCACCATGGATCTCCCCGAGCACCACGTGGAGGGCAGTCGGTTCCGGCTCGTGATCGAGCATGTGGCGCGTGGAGTGGAGACCAACGCTCTGACTCGCCTGACCTACCAGCAGGACGGGGGCGGTGACGTCTTCGTCGCCGAGTTGGGCCACGACCAGGACATCCCCACCGGTGGGTTCAGGGTCGGCCTCGACGCACCCCCAGAGGACATGGACGAGACCCACGTCGCCGCCATCGGCGTGGTCGGCCTGGTGCTGAAGCAGGAGCCGATCGAGGACTGGGTTCGAGACATCTTCCTCACCGATGGGGAGAGCGTCGTCATCGACGACCTGCTCGGGACCCACCGCAACCTCTCCACCAACGCCGCGGTGCGGATGCACCCGGTCTGGATCACCACCGACAACCTCTTCGGAGTGGTGGGTGGAGAGAGCAGCCGGATGGGTTCCATCTCCTGGGTCCCGGTAAACCGCAACTACATCTTGCAGCGCGGCCGGATGACCTTCCCTCCCACCAAGGCCAGGTACTGGAAGTTCGAGTTCACCAACCTCTCGGCTCGGCCGTTCGCGGCCCCTTTCGAGACCGAGCAGGACTGTCTCTTCTTCCCTCCCGACGTCGTCAAGGTGACTGAGGACGCTGGCCCCCAGCACAGTCGTGACTTCGCCCCTCATGGGATCGAGAGCCTGATCAACGGTCAGATGCCCCAGACCTACAACGGGGCACTGGCCATCCTCAGCACGTTCTCCGACGCTGACCACACGACCGCCTCGGCGTTGGTCATCGACAACCCGGTACTGGCCCAGCAGGTGGCAGACCAAGGGTGGATCTGGCAGTACGAGCCCTGGCACATGGGCACCAAGTCCCCCATGTGGACCGAGGAGGCTGTGCACCAGTACGAGGAGATCACCCTCCGACACCGGTCCGCCGTCGGATACTGGGTCGGTCTTCGAGAGATCGTTCCGTCCCGGCTCCTGTTCGGTGAGGTCGACGACACCGAGGAGTACATGGAGCGGTTCCTCGACGATGCCAACATCTCCTTGGCTGACTCCAGCACGACCATCGCCTTCGGCGAGGCTGGCGTTGCGGCTGAGTCTGCCGACGCAGTCGTCACCTCGACCACCTACCGATCGCTCACCCCGATGTCGGCAGTCCAGTTCCTCACCCAGCAGTCGAACCCCGAGCAGGTTCTGGACGACCCCGACTTCCGTGAGGAGGACATCGGGGTCTTCTACCAGGCGTACGGAGATGCAGCCCTCGACAGGTTGGACACCAACCTGGTCGTTGTCGACCGGTCGGGTGGCAACAACCTCTCCTACGGGGGCCTGGAGGCGTTCACCTACGGCGACTTGGAGGTCTACGCCTACGGTCAACTCGGTGGAGGGACACTCGGAGAGTCCAGCGACGGTGGCCTCGTCTCCTATCCCTACGGCCTCACTGGGATCGGGGAGTTGGTGGGTCGGGCCCGGGTGTCCGCTGACGTCGAGCAGGAGGGCCCAGTCCTCGTCGAGATCGTCGACTCCGACACCAACGAGATCCTCGCCTCGGTATCGGAGACCGTACCTGTTGGATCCGAGGTCGACATCCAGGTCTCGTGTGAGCCACTGAGCCTCTCGTTCCGCACCTACGGTGACGTCGAGACGCTCCCCGACGGGGCCTCCGAGGCGACCTACGGCGACCTGGAGGGGTACACCTACGGTGAACTCTCCCAGGCCGGGAACACCACGACCTCGGTCGTCCTTCGCGTCCGACAGACCAGCCCTCCTGGGAGTCGGTTCCACGTCCACCGGATGGCGCTCTACGACGACCCCATCCAGTGGGAGTTCTCTGTCGACGACGGTGCGTCATGGTGGATGGCACCTGGGGTACGGAACGACCCGAACGGCGTCCTCACCTTCCCCGAGCCGGGGAACGACCTGCGGTGGCGCTGCACCTTCCGCAAGGAGGGCGCCCACATCTCGGCGCTGCACATTCGCCCCTGGTACCGGCACCCGGCCATGGGCTTCGCTCACGACCTGGAGATTGCCGGGCCGACCCACTCCGCATGGGATGCCTACCCGACCCTCACCAAGCACCCCATGGCCAAGGAGATCCACTACGCCGACCCTGACTACATCGAGACCCTCCGACCGGTGGTCAACTGGCGCAACCTGGTGCTCGACCCGTCCCAGGTGACCGAGGTCGTCGGCGCCGACCAGTGGCAGGTCACCGGCTTGGCCGTGGCCTCGGGAGTGCACAGCGACACAGCCCTCTACGGGTCCTCGATCGCCACGCTGACGGTCGACGGAACCACCGACCCCGTGATGGCGAGCCTCCTGGGTCCGGGGGCCGAGGAAGACCAGATGTGGCACGAGATCCACCGCGGGGTCTTCGCCATCCCCAACACCCGTCAGCGGTACCGCAAGGCGACGGTGTCGGGTCGGTTCTACTTCCGGGTGCAGCCGGACGGACCGGCCCTGAGGGTCCAGCCCGCCATCCAGTGGCTCCGCCTGGCCGAGGACGGATCCCTGATCCCCGGCTCTCTCGATCCGTTCGGGCCGACCCAGAACCTGGCTGAGGACCCGGAGTTCACCGAGGTGAGCATCTCCAGCGACGCTCCGAACGACTTCACCCACTGGCGGCCGGTGTTCACCTTCACGAAGACCGACGGGAGCCGTCCGGACGCCGGTATCATCATCGAGACCGACGGCTCCTACGTCACCGAATGCGGCCTCACCCTCAGTGGGCGTCCGTACCTCGACGGAGACCAGTCGTACGGTCTGTGGGAGGGCGAGGCACATGCCTCCACCTCGGTGTTCGGAACGCTGAGCATCTCGTCGATCGTCACTCCGACCGTCATCGTTCTCGGGTTGAGCACACCATGAGAAGGAGCCCATGACCATGACT